GAGGATGAAGTCGTGGCCCATGAAATAGATGCCGGTCTGCATGATTTTATTCCTGTGGTCAGTCGGAGTTAGTCGGAGTTCGTTCAGTATTTGTCAGTAATTGTCAGTAATTCTAAGCTGTTGTTTTTGTGGTGGAATAAATCGCCGCAGTAATTTTAGGCGCTGCGGGGATTTAATGCGGTGATTTTAGGTTGGGCATTTATTCCGGCCTTTCAGGGCGAAGGCCAGACGTAGGGAAGGTCGGGGCCGTCCGTCCAATGGAATTGAGAATAGTGTTCGGGCTCCTTGCGGAGAAGGTTGGAGCGGTGGGAGGCGTGGAAGGCGTCGTTGCCGAGCCATGCTGGTTGATCGGTGATAAGGTCGGCGGTGGCGAAGGCGTTGATTTTATCTGTGCATGTGTCGCGGTAGCCGCGATTGATCCATTCGTGACAAATGGCGAGGCCGTAGACGGCGAGGAGCGGGGCGTGTCCGCGCCACATTTTAACGGCGGGGTGATTTTGCCAGCCGTATGACGGGTTGGTGAGCGCGTTTAGGATTTGGAGCGTTTCGACGCGCTGCTTGCCGAGGCGGCGGTTGTCGAGGACTCGAGCGGAGGCAAGGAAGTCGGGATAGGGCAAAAACGTCTGCATGTCAGTCTCCTGAATAAGAGTTGCGGGCAAGCCACTGGCGTTCGGCCTCGTTGTCGAGAGCTTCCTGCAAGTCGGAGATGAATTGTTCTAAGTCCAGTCTCTCGTCTTTTGTGAGTTTGAAGTTGGGGTTTTGCAGGTTGGCGACGAGAACGCGGATTGCGGTTTGTGCGCCGTCTGGGTAAAGGTCTGCGATCATGTTAGGCGTCCTCAGAGTCTGGAGGGAAAGTGGCGTCGTTGATTAGGTGCTGGGCGATTTCGTGGAAGTTCACGTCAGCGACAAAAGCACGGGCGAAGTCGCGCGCGATACCCTCGGACTGCTCCGCAATCAACTCATCCACAGATTCTCTGCAAAATAGGATTGCGGATTGGAGGTCTGGTTTTTCGTCGAAATACGCAGCGAGGTCGAGATCGCCTAAAATCTCTAGGTTGATGCGCCATGTGGCGTAGTTCGTCCAGCCGTTGTAGGTGTCAGTCATGTGTTGCTCCTTACCAAGTGTAGTTCTGGGTTTTGAGGATTTCACGCAATTCTGCTTTAATTCTCCGGGCGTGTTCGCCTCGCCAGGTTTGAGCGTTTGCGAGAAAATATGCGACGCACGAAACGCCTGAGTCGAGGCCATACATTTCCGTGATCTGGTTGAGATGACGGAGCGCGAAGATGTAAGGGACTGCGCCGAAGTAGGGTTTGGGCCAGTTGGCGCGGATGTCCGAGGCAATCAGGTAAAGAGGTCTGTGTTGCTTGTCGGCTGGAACGCCTTCGGCTGGAGATGTCTGGGTCATGTTATTCGTCCGAGGTGATGGGAAGGGCAGATTGCATGGTGGCAATCCAGATGGTGAGGTCGTCGATGGCTTGCGCAGCCTGTGTGCGTTTGTATTTGGTGTTGGTGATCTCCCCCGCAGCGCGCAGCATGTTGGTTATACCCATGCCGCGAGTTGGAATGATTTGTCCTCCAGATTTGACATACATTTGTATGGCAGATTTTAGGGAGCGGGCGCGGAAGTAAGCTACGGCGTCTGGGCCGACAAAGCTGTGGCCGGATTTGGAGAGGTGGATATAAGAGTCGGTCATGTTAGGGGCTCCTTACATGGTTGGGGTTATGAAAATGCAGATGGGGTTGTTGACTAAATCCAGACGCAGAAGGTCGCCCCAGTCCTGTGTGCGGTGACGGCAGGGTGCGAGGCCAAGGGCGCGTTTGGCTCGGCGGATCAGGGTTTGGCTGGTAGCGTCGGCGGGGGCGTCGATCTCGACACGGTGAACCCAGCAGTAGTTGGCTTCGCCAGCGAAGGTGTCGGTCATTTCGACAGAGTAACGGCACATGGGAGGGCTCCTTAAAAGAGGTCGGAAAGGTCGTCGGCTGTGAGGGTGGAGACTACGCGATTACGCTTGATCTGGACTTGTTGCGAGGCTGCGATGACGGCGGGATGATCTGCGCCCCATACGTTGTGGAGGTTGGCGAGGTAGCGCTTGTGGGCCTCAGCGAAACCGTTGAAGTGGTCGGAATAGCTGTTGGGCCAGAGGTTTTCGGGGAAGTCTTGGAAGAGCTTGCGGGTGGCCGCAGGCTGCGCGTCATAGAACGCGAAAAGCTGGTCTTTGCTTTTGCGGACTGACTGCTGGTGACGATTACGGGTGGAGTTTCCGGTAGGCATTTGTGAGAGTCCTGAACGCTGGGCGTTGTGCGGGGTCACTGGAAACGGGCGAAAATCAAATCACCCGTTGCCTTTTATCGCATATTGTGGGTCTAAGGTCAATATGAAAAGTGCGGGGCTGGGTTAGAAAAGGGAGTCGTCTACTGGCAGTCCATGGCGATGTGCGTCCTCTGGGCGGAGCGGCTCGTCGTTGTTGTATGGATCTGCATAAGGTTCTTTCATATTATACTGCCTCGCCAATGTGTTTGCTTCGATTTTGATGTTGGTGAGCTGTTCGTCATACCCAGTCGCGGCGAGTTGAGCATCCGAAAGCACCTGGACTTTATTGTATTGCGCTGCCGCGCCGGAATAGGTTTGCGCAGGTTTATCGTAGAATGTTTCGGCGTTGCTCTTTTTGAGCGTCATGGATTGCGGGGCAGTTTGTTTCGGTGTCGGACGTTCCAGATCCTGCCCACGTTTTTGGCGGGCGCGGAGCATTTGGCGAGTATTGCGCTGGGAGTTGAGTTTGAAATGTGCGCGCTCGGTTAAAAGGGTTTCGAGTGCAGTTGGGGAGATGGTGATGTTGGTGTGGAGGTATTGGAGCGCGTGGATTGTGGAGAGGAGTTCTTCGCGGGATGGTTGAGATGGAAGCTGGTTGATGAGGTCGAGGGCTGTGCGGTTTGTGGAGATGAGCTGGGTTTTGAAATCGTCTGCGATGGTTATGAGGGCGAGCATTCGGGACTGGGTAATTGCCATGGGATAGGGCTCCTTTGGGGATAGTGTGGGGATATATTGACGGGATATATATACGGGTATGATTGGGGTTTGTATAGCCCGCAATTGTTTAAATCGGCTATGTGTTCTGGGTTAGGCGGGAGAGGTGGGTCTAAGGTATTAGACACAGGGGGAGCCTAGTTGACATTCGATTTTTAAAAAAAAATATAATAATTATAGAGTTAAAGTGGGTTTAACTGTGTTAAAAATATATATTTAGAGAGATTTGAAAGGTTAGGGCCACCATAAACTGCCTATAGGGTGGGTCTAGGGTTAAGACCATTTAAACGTCCCAAACTGGAGCATTAGGTCGTTTCAAACAATTGCGGCAATCATCGCCCCCAAACATATTCACCATTTCCAGATCCAACCATTTACCATTTCACAAACCATTTGCTGACCATTTTCCTACCATTTAAAATCAGCGAAAAAATAATGCCAGCATTGTGTTGGCAAAATGCAGAGCCAAAAAAGCCCCAGCCAGTGTTACCCGGCTGGGGCTGTTGATTAGAATATGTCTGCGAAGTCGTCGGACTGCTTTGCGGCTTTGCGCTTGCGATCCGTGAACTCCTTTTCGACGGCGGCTGCGAACTTGGCGTTTTGCAAGGCGTTGGCAAGGAAAGCTTCAAAAGCTTCCTTTTCCTCCGGCTTGGAACGCTTTGGCAGCGCTTTGCCCTTGGCTTTGGCGACATTCTCCAAAAGCTCAATGGCGATTGCGCGGCGCAGCTTGTCATCATCGGACATGCGCGGGGACGAGGCGCGTGATTTGCGGGCTTCGCCAGAGACAATGCTGTTGAACATGTCTTGCTGAATAGCGGCGCATATTTTCGCGGCTGTTTCCTCGTCACGACCTCCACCAGTTATGGCGAGGCGGTTGCACTCGTTGGCGATATCATCATCAGACCACGGGTTAGCCCCGTTGCCTAAAATGCCTGCCTTCACCCCGGCAATGCTATTTTTGATTGCCGTTGAAAATCCCAGTTGCATTAAATGTGCGATGGAATTTTCAGGGAGCTGGTTGGCGTTGATGTTAAAGCCAGCAAACGAAAGATTGATAGACGACATAACTTTGCTCCAAGTTATGCCCTATCGGGTTCACAATTTCAAACAGCGGAACCCGGTAGGGCTCACAAGCCACACAATGTGACTTGGTGGGTTTAAGGTATCACAACAAAAATGGATTGCAACAAAAATCTGCAAGAAAATGCAAAAATAGTTTAAGCCCATGACAATGCACAAAAACGGTCATGGGCGCGTTGCGGGTCGATCCGGTAGGATAGCACCAGCCCGATCCCCGATCCGCATGTGCGGGCGCTTTTGGGGCGTCTGGATAGGTCGAAAAGAAAATGCGCCCGATTGCGTTTTTGTTCGCCCAGCCCTGTTGACATGATGGGCTTAACCTGATACCTATTGAACATGGTCAACGAAAGGAGCTTACATGCAACGAGATGAACACGTCTGGGCTTTCGCCTTTTGGCACGGCTCCAGATACGCGACGACCGAGAGCGCGCTGCTTAAATATGCGGCAGCTTTGTGGTAGCAGGCTGGAGCCCTACGGGGCTCCAATCAGCCAACTGGCGAAGCCCAGCAGTTGACGGGGGTATGGCCCAGCGGAGGATTGGAGTAATGCTTTGCCGAACCCACATTTGTAGGAGTAGAAAAAAGGTAATGGACCTATAAACCCACTTGCTTTTTTGCCCCAGTTATTGCTATCACCTTAGCTCCATGATATACTCGCTCCGTAATGGGATTAACCCTTGGAGCCAGCATGTATATCGCCCCGCCCGGAAAAGGCCGCCGCCCCGCCCCGATCACTTACGGGCCGCCCCGCCACCTCTCCGAAAGCGACATCGCGAGCATGTGGGACCACGCGGGGAGTGGGCAAAAGGGGGTGCCGCGGATTAAGACGCTGCGCTACAACCACCATCTCCTCGCCAAGGCGGTCGCCAGCGGCAAAAGCCTTTTGGAATGCTCGCAGCTCACAGGTTTGACCGGGGCGCGGATTTCGGACCTCAAAAACGACCCAGCGTTTCAGGAACTCGTCAGCTTCTACGCAGAGGAACTGAATGAAGTTTACGTGGACGTGCATCAGCGAATGGCGGCACTGGGGACGAGTGTGCTGGAGGAATTAACGGAGCGGTTTGAGGCGGACCCGGAAAAGTTCACGAAGCGCGAACTCATGGACCTTTTCACGACCATGGCAGACCGCTCAATCGCCACAGCGAAAGGCGGACCCTCGCCGCAAGCGGCGAACCTTTCTGTCGGCGGATCGGGCCTTGCGCTTCAAATCAACTTTGTCTCCCCCGCCACAGGCGAACCCGAAACCCTCGAGGCCACTCTCGCCCCCACACCCAACCCAACCCAGGCGCCTGCGGCTCTGTCCTTGCCAGATAGCACGGAACGCGCTAGGCCCCTTCTTGCCGACGAATTGGGAATGCCTCCGGGCCTCGACGTTGACGGGGAGCCTTTCGTCCCCCACACTCCAATTCCAGCCCCCACGCCCGACGACATCGCGCAAGCGAAATTCGACGCGACCGGGGCGGCGATTGCGAAACGCGAAGCGGAACTCGCGGAAAACGACCGGATTTACCGGGAGTGGGCGGAACGCCAACCTAAACGATAAAGGCAAAGGCTGCGATCTCATGGCGAAATCACCGGCATGGCAGCGAGCGGAAGGGAAAAACCCTGCAGGCGGACTCAACGCTAAAGGGCGGGCGAGCGCCAAGGCGCAGGGCCACAATTTAAAACCCCCCGCCCCGCACCCGAAAACTGAAAAAGACGCGGCGCGAAAAAAGTCATTTTGCGCGAGGATGTCTGGGATGAAGGCGAAATTGACGAGCGAAAAGACCGCCCGCGATCCGAACAGCCGCATCAACAAATCGCTGAAAGCGTGGAACTGCTGACATGGCGAAATGCTCGAAATGTGAAGGCGAAACGCCTGTGTGGGATAAGCCCCGGCCCGCAAAACTCGGAAAGCCCAAGGCATTAGCGCCAAAGCAAAAGGCGAGCGCAAAAGCTGCGGCGAAAGCGGCGGGCCGTCCTTACCCTAATCTCGTCGATAACATGCGAGCAGCCCGAAAGGCTAAAGGCGCGAAATGAATATGGAATATTTCTTCGACCGCGTGCGGCGAGCGGTTTTCGGCGGAAGGCTGACGGCGCGGCAGGTTGATGGGATGAACCAGATTTTGGCCTACCGCGAAAGCAACTGGCCGAAAATGTCGATCCCAGAACTCGCTTACGTGCTGGCGACGGTCACGCACGAAACGGCGTTCGAAATGCAGCCTATTCGTGAGCAGGGCGGACAAAAATACCTGCAATCAAAACCCTACTTCCCGTTTTATGGGCGAGGTTTGGTGCAGATCACCTGGGAACGGAATTATAAACTTTTCGGGGTGAATCCGCCCGACAAGGCGCTGGAGTGGCCTGTCGCGCTTGATATTTGCTTTCGCGGGATGATTTTAGGAATGTTCACGGGGAAAAAGTTGAGTGATTACATCGGGGCGGGGAAATGCGATTATGTCGCAGCGCGCCGGATCATCAACGGAACGGATCGTGCAAGGCTGATCGCGGGTTACGCTCGGTCGTTCAAGGACGCGCTTTTGCAGGCGAGCGTCCCGCCCCGTGCGCCTGCGGCTCAGACTGCGCTCCCGACCGTGAAGAAGTCCGCTTAAATGTCCGCTTTGCGGAAAGGGGGCGAAATGCTGCAAGAGACTGTTAGATTTGTGATTTGCGCAGCGTTGGCGTGTTTGGTGCTGTTTGGAACGGCAGTGCTGTTGACCGGATGCCAAAGCACGAAAGATGATGCGAAGTTTGTGGAATGCTGGTTACGTGACGGAACGTCACGTCCGTGTAACTGAAAGGTCTTAGCATGTTAACGAATTGGAAAACGACGATCCCCGGCATCATTGCGTTAGTCACAGTTGTGTGGAACTCGTGGCAGACGAAAACGGTGGATTGGGCGAATTTGCAGACGGCGCTGGTCGGTCTGGGACTCGTGGCGGCGAAGGATTGGAACGTCACGGGCGGAACGAAAGAGCAGTGATCCCCGCGCTGATTTCAACGCTGGCGGCGCTTTTTAGCGCCGTTGGCAAATTGTTTGAATGGCTTTACGCGAGGGATTTGGTGAATGCGGGGAAAGTGCAAGAGCAACTTGACGCCTTGCGCCAACAGGTTAAAGCCGCGCAAATCGCAGTGGCGGCACGGGAAGCTGTTCGCGCTAATGTTGCTGCCAACCCTGACAGCGTGCCAAACGACGACCCGTTCCTCCGAGACTGAAGTGGCCGGGGCGACTTTTTGTGAGGCGGCGAGGCCGATTTATTATTCCCGCAAAGACACACTCCCGACGATTGCGCAGATCCGCGAACACAACGGTGTTGGGCAGGCGTTGGGGTGCGGGTGGAAAGGCGCGAAAAAGTGACAAGAGCGGTTTACTGGTTCGATGAACCGGAAGAACACAATTATCCTGCTGCGGAAGATTATTTGACGCTGCACTTTGGTCGGGACACAGCGAGAGGTTTGTCGGATAGACTTCGCCGGGAAAATGTGCAATATTTCAAGGCGAAAGATATTTTTCGAGCCTCGAAGTTGTCTCACGCGGGCATAAGCAATGAGCAAGTCGAAAAGACTTTGAAGAAAATCGAGGATGAAAAAAAGCTGTCCCCGGTTTTGCTTGTGAGAAGCAGCAATGGGCTGATTATCGCGGACGGGTATCATCGGGTCTGTGCGGTTTACTCGCACGATCAGGACGTGAAAATCCCTTGTAAGATTATTTAGGAGGTGAGATATGCCAGCGAAGTCAAAGGCACAGGCGAAGATGATGGCGATGGTCGCGCACAGTCCTGCCGCCTCGAAGCGGCTGGGTATTCCGCAGAAAGTCGGGAAGGAATTTGAGGTTAAGGGTAAGGGCGCGATGAAAAAACTGCCTGCGAAGGTGAAAGCTAAAAAGAAATGACGCGCTATACGCTCGGAACATGGGACGGCTTGTTGCAGATCGAGGGGGTCGAGGACGGTCCGTTCCCATTAAGGGCGCATGGATTTTTGCAGTTTTCCCCGAAAGACTATCCGAACGGCCAGTTGATGCTGGAGGTGAGGGGAAAAGACATTTGGATTTGGGTTGCGGAGAAAAAAGGCGAAGGGGCTGAGAAAACAGAATGAGTTTTCGAAGTGTCGTGGGGCTGCATTACGCTGCGATGTGTTTACGCCCCGCCCATATTCCAAAAAGCAGGCCGAAAGGGTCGAAAGCTGCGGGTTTGCGGTATGAAAAGGCGCTGGCGGCGGCGATCCCGCGAGCGGAACATGGGCAGTGGTTTGAGTTTAAGGACTTGAATGGGCCGGGACATTGCCAGATGGACTTGGTGATTGAAGGCGCGAAGCGAGTGGTGATTATTGAATGTAAGTTGACGGAGGTTGAACAGGGGCAGGAACAACTGGAAAAGCTGTATTTTCCGATTGCGAAGCTGGTTTGGCCGGATAAAAAGCCGCTTGGGATCGTTGCGGTGAGACATTTGAGTAAATGCCCGGACGTGAGGGAAGTGGAAACCTCGTTGAAAGGGGCGATTTTACGGGCGGAGACAAAAGGCGTTATTCCGGTGATGCACTGGATGGAGAGGATGCCGCTGTGATGCTTGAAAGGCGTCGAGTCAGGGCCATTTTAGGCAGTTTTTGCGTGTTTTTGGATTGACGTGTGTGCGCGAAGCGCCCAGTATGATGGCAGGCCAAGGCCCGAGAGCGATGCGCTCCCTTGCGCCGTAACGGCAAGGTGTCACCATGGCAAATGGCAAGAATAGCGGAAAAGTGATTGCGGAGCGTCCCCTGCGCGGGGTGAGGGCGGGCACAATTCAGCATTCCACGAAATACGAACTGACCGATGACGGGCGATTTGAAAAGATGGCCCGGAAAGGCAATGCGAATTATCAGGCCCCGGACAGATTTGTGCCGGGAAATCCTGATTTTGAGTCTGGCGTCACCCAGAATGTTGGTAATCCCGCGCAAAGTGACGGACTGCGCGGAGCAATCTCGCTTATAAGAGGCAAATGATGAAGAAAGTTGCTCTTTTTGGCGGTCTGCTTGCGCTGGTGGGTGTAAGTGCCGCTTTTGCTCAGGGTCAGTTTCCGGGTTATCCGCTTGCTACGGCTTCGCCCCCGGCGGGTAGCGTTGCCACGCTGCCGCTGACTGGTATTGAACAGATTCCGGCTGATACGCTGCTTTCGGGCGGTGCGAATCCGCAGACGGAAGTGATTAACACGTCGCAGCTTCGTGCGTATGTGCTTTCGGGTGGATCGGTTTCGACCTATCTGCTGCCGACTGCGGTTACGATTGCTACGCTGCCGACTTGCACTTCGGCTCTGAATGGCGCTCGTGCGAATATCACGAATGGCGTGGCGTATAGCCTGACGCTGGCGGCTGCGGGCGCGACTGGCACGGCAGTTGGTTCGTCCACAGGCACCGTGACTCGTGCGGTTCTATGTGGGTCCACGGATCAGTCCACGTTCGCGTGGGTTTATAACTAAGCATTTCTGGGGGACCTTGTGTCCCCCATCTTTTAGGGAATTTTGATATGACCTATCCGACAGCAGATGCGAAGTTTTTAGACTATCTTACAGGTGTAGATAGTAAGATGGTCCCGCTGCGGGATGGGACGTATGCGCAAGCTGTGTTGGCTTTTCAGCCGCTTGCACCGAGTAATTATGATTATATTGCGTTGGGATATACTGGAGCGAATCTGACGACTGTGCAGTATTATCAGGGTGGGGCGAGTGGGACGTTGATGGTTACGCTGACGTTGGCGTATGATGGATCGGGCAACCTGATTTCAGTGACGCGGAGTTAATATGACTACGAATTGGGTCTTTAATCCGTTCACTGGCACGTTCGACGCGGTAACGCCGGGAGCAACTGGTCCTACAGGTCCTACGGGGCCGTCTGGCGGTCCGACGGGTCCGACAGGGCCAACTGGCGCAACCGGGGCTACAGGCTCTACAGGGGCAACTGGACCTACCGGTGCAACCGGAGCGGCGGGAAGTGTCGGTCCTACAGGTGCTACCGGCGCTACTGGCGCAACTGGTGCGACGGGTGCCTCTGGCGCTGCAGGCGTTACAGGGCCGACCGGCCCAACTGGTGCCACGGGACCGACTGGTATAACTGGCGGCACAGGCCCGACAGGTCCAGGTATTACCTATTTGGGCGCAGTTACGACCTATACGAGTCTGCCGGGATTTCCGAGCAGCTATACGGGTGCGGTTGGTGATGCTTATATCACGACAGATAATACGCATTTGTGGGTTTGGAATGGACTGCTTTGGATTGATAACGGCGCGTTAGCGACGACTACGGGTCCGACTGGAGCAACTGGTCCAACTGGAGCAACTGGCCCCACGGGAGCCACGGGTGCTGCGTCAACAGTAACTGGTCCGACTGGTCCGACTGGACCTACTGGAGCGGCGGGCGCAGGCATCACTTACAAAGGCACGGTTGCTACGGCGTCGGCGTTGCCGGGGTATCCGTCCAGTTATACTGGCGCAGTTGGCGATGCGTATATTGCTCTCGACAATCAGCATTTGTGGGTTTGGGACGGAGCATCGTGGGTTGACAATGGCGCGATCCAGTCGATTACAGGACCGACGGGCGCTACAGGGGCAACGGGAGCAACTGGACCTACCGGAGCATCTGGAGCAGCAGGAGCGACCGGCGCAACAGGTCCTACAGGCCCGACTGGAGCAACTGGCGCTACAGGCGCAGCCTCGACGGTTACGGGACCAACTGGAGCGACAGGCGCTACTGGTCCTACGGGTTATACAGGTCCGACAGGTCCGACAGGTGCCGCAGGCGCTGGTGGAACACTCGCCTATTGGGGGTCGTTTTATGATACGACCAACCAAACTGCTGCAAATACAACAACTGCTTACGCGATTAATTTAAATACAACTGATCCGAGCAGCAGTGGCGTTAGCATTGCCAGCGGTAATCAAATCACATTCATAGCCACGGGTGTGTATAATATTCAATATTCGCTGCAGGCTGTTAATTCAGATACGCAAATTCACGAAGTTAATGTTTGGCTGCGGAAGAATGGCGTCGATGTAACGGACTCGAATAGTCGATATGCGATTACTTCTTCGCATGGCGGTGTTGATGGATATACGATCCTTGCGATCAATTATGTTCTGACGGTGACGGCTGGTGATTATCTGCAGATTATGTGGCAACCTGAAAGCACGCAGGTGTCATTGCAGACGCTGGCGGCAGGATCGACGCCGACAACGCCTCAGTCGCCATGTGCAATTGTTACGGCGACACAGGTTACTTACACGCAGCTTGGGCCGACAGGCGCGACTGGTGCTACAGGACCGACAGGACCCACTGGTGCAACGGGCGCAACGGGAGCGGCCTCGACTGTAACAGGTCCTACGGGTCCCACGGGTGCGACTGGTGCGGCTTCTACGGTGACAGGACCGACAGGCCCGACAGGGCCTACTGGAGCGGCATCAACGGTCACGGGACCGACAGGACCTACCGGACCGACAGGTGCGACTGGAGCAGATTCGACCGTTACAGGCCCAACTGGACCGACTGGCCCAACTGGCGCTGCGTCAACTGTCACGGGTCCTACGGGACCAACTGGTGCGACGGGTCCTGCGGGAAGTAACGGCGCGACCGGCCCGACTGGTCCTACGGGAGCAACCGGCCCGACAGGTGCCGCCCCGAACGCCACGTATGTCCGCACGTCTTTCACAGCGACAGGTGGTCAAACAACATTCTCTGCGACTTACACGGTTGGGTATGTCGAAGTTTATGTGAACGGCGTGTTGTTGAATGCGTCGGATTATACGGCGACAAACGGCACAAGCGTTGTGTTGTCGGTTGCGGCAGTCGCAGGCGACATCGTCGAGACAATCGCTTACAACACCATCAACATCGGCAGTGTCGCCATCAACTCGACGGCAATTTCAGGCGGCACAACTACCCGATTGCTGTATGACAATGCGGCTACTGTTGGCGAGGTGGCAGGCGCGACTTCGGACGGAACGACGGTTACATTTGCCGGTAGTTCGTCGAAACTTGCTGCGGTTTTAACCAATGCTGCAGAATCATCGACTGTAAGCGCGACGGCAGCGACTGGAACGATTGCATTCGATGTCACGACGCAGAGCGTGTTGTATTACACGTCGAATGCGTCGGGTAACTGGACGGTTAATTTCAGAGGATCAAGCGGAACGTCGTTGGATACGCTGATGACGACGGGGCAATCTGTGACTGTTGCGTTCTTGGTGACGCAGGGAGCGACTGCGTATTACAATAGCGCCGTGCAGGTCGATGGGTCGAGCGTGACGCCAGTTTGGCAGGGAGGGACGGCCCCCACGGCTGGAAACGCATCCAGCCTCGATACCTACGTCTACACAATCATCAAAACGGCAAGCGCCACATTCAAGGTCCTTGCATCGCTAACCCAGTATAAGTGAGGATAGAATGCCGACTATCTTCACCAAAGGGGCCACATCAGCGCAGGGCTTTGGGTTTGCGCTCAAGTCTGGCGGACCAGATGCAACCTTCGGCATTTATGCGTTAGGGTTTACGCCTTGCGGATATTCTGTAACAAGAAATAAATATACATTTTCTACCGATGTTAATGGATCTGCAACATCCTCTGGTTACACAAATGCTCAAGGTGCGGCGGCAGGAAATTGCGTTAAAGGAATATTTGCATTAGGTATTGCTGGCCCTGGAAGGTCTTGTGTTCGAGAAAAATATATATACGCATGTAACACAAATGCGGCAGCTGCTGCAGGCTGCGCGGGAGTAGGGCAATCGGCAGCAGGAAATTCAACTAGGGGTATTTTTGCATTAGGTTCTCAAAATTGTTTTGGAACATCATCGTCATGCAGACAAAAATACACATATTCTTCTGATACGAATGCTTCTGCTGCAAGTTCTTCTGTTGCCGGACAGAGAGGCGCTGCTGTTGGCAATAGCTGTTATGGCGTTTTTGCAATAGGTGCCTCAACGACAACAAGAAACACTTTTTACTACGCCTGCAATGTTAGCACTTGCGCAGCAGCGTCTAGTTCTACCTCGCAATGGGGCTCTGCCGCTGGAAATTCAACTCGTGGCATATTCGCAATAGGATCAAACGTATCTATACGAAACAAATATTTATACGCCTGCTATACGAGTGGCTCGGCCACTGCTTCAAGTTCTACATCCTGTGCAGGCGCTGCGTCTGGAAATAGCACAAGGGGAATATTTGCGCTCGGCTGTATATCTGGAACTCCAACAACAACTCGCAATAAATACACTTATGCGTGTGATACTAATGGATCGGCTACGGCCTCGAGTGTGGGGTCAAGGCAGGGATCTGCTGCATCGAATGGAATATCTGGGGTCAATAGGTAATGAACTCAAATCCGCATAGAAATAACTCGGACTTTCAACTAAGGCACTTTCTTGCTGGATCGTGTTTTACGCCGGATGGCGCGTGGATGCTTATGTATGGTCAGAAGATTGACCGTGAGGCTGTGATTAAGTCATGTGAGGCGCAACGCATTCGCAGGGAAGCCAAGATTATGGACGCACAAGCGGTGATTAACGATCCGCATGTGTCGCAGACGGATAAAATGAGAGCACAGGCGGACATTATTGAGGCAGACGCGCACTATTACACTTGGTCCACGAATCTGGAAGCGGCCAAGATGGAATTGGCGACCATCAAGCAGCTAATGGCAGAACTTGAGCCGCATCGTAAATATGCACATTTGCCGCTGCTTGAAGCAAATGAAGCGGCGCAGAGAGAAGAATGGCTTGGGGAATTTAAAAACCGTGTCGAGAACTTCATGTTTTCAACCGGCACAATTCCAGAAGATCATCTTCGCGCAATGCGCAATCATCCGGACTTTCAGTCTGCACTCCTTCCGCATATTCAAGAAGTGATGGGTAAGTTGGCGAATGCGAAAAGCAGCGCTGACCTTTTAACAAATCACTCTGAATATTTTTTGGAAGATAAGCGCAATGACTGATGATGTCTTGGAAAATGTGCTGTGTTTTCCGACCGTGGTTTACCATGTCAAGAAACCTGTGTTTTTTGAGAGAGTGAGCAAGGTCGCGCAAGAATCGCTCGCGGACATTAAGCATGGGGTTAATGAGATTTATCCTGTGAAGATGTCGGGAGATATTTCGCAGGACCCCTCAATACAGGATTTTTGCGAGTATGTAGCCAAGACTGCGATCAATGTATTGGCTGAGCAGGGTTATGATGTGAATGGAAAAGCTGCGTTTTTCGAAAGCATGTGGTGCCAAGAGCATCATAAGCATTCGATGATGGAGCAGCATGTGCATCCGGGCGATGTGCAGATGGTTGGATTTTACTTTCTGGATAGCCCGGAAGGGTGTTCGGTGGCGACGTTCCATGATCCGAGGGCGGGTAAAGTGCAGGGCGGTAGGCCCGAGGCGAACATGGGCGAAGTCACATACGCCAGCAATGCCTTCCACTTCAAACCGGAAGCCGGGATGCTGGTGCTTACAAATTCGTGGCTTGCACATAGCTTCACGCGCCAGCAATCAGATCGGCCTTTTAGGTTCGTCCATTTTAATGTGTGCCTTACGGACAATCATGTGGCACAATGCTGTAAACCTGCGGACGAAATTGTATGAATAAGTTTCTGATCCGCTTTAACAAAACGAGAGGACAACCCGGACGAGGCTCGATGGAGCATGTGTGGCGGGTTTTCGAAAATGATAAAGAGTTTTTGTTCAAGCATGTGCGGATAAATGTCCCGTCATGGAGTGAACAGACAGGCGAAGATTGGAGCATCGCTTGTGAAGGTAGGCTTGTGATTGACCGGGGCTCATCGACAGCGACGATTGGAATAGAGAATGACGATACCTAGAAACCTATCGTTTTTGGCGGAATATGCTGGCGCGAGTCGTGCAGTTCCTACGATGAATTTGCCGAATGTGGGCGAAGTCGCCACGGTGTCTGCTACGGCTGCGACAGGCACCGTTAACTTTGACGTTATCACGCAAAGCGTTTTGTTTTATACGACGAATGCCTCCGGCAACTGGACGCTTAACATTCGCGGCGATGGGAGCACGTCACTGAACTCCATGCTGGCGACAGGGCAATCTGTGACGATTGCTTTCTTTGTCACGCAAGGTGCGACGGCTTATTACGCAAGTGCGCTCACGGTTGATGGCTCAAGTGTCACGCCGCAGTGGCAGGGCGGTTCGGCCCCTACGTCTGGTAACGCCTCGGGCACAGACATCTACGCTTATACAATAGTTAAGACCGCAAGCGCGACTTTTAGCGTGTTTGCGTCCCAGACGCAGTTTAAGTGAGGGCAGCGCAATGCCGACAGTTATAACTAGAGGCGGGATGGCCGCGAAGGCCACGGGTTTTACGTCCTTCGCTCCTGCAAGTGATGCCTGTGCAGGGATTTTTACTACTAGTTATTCAAATACTGCTCGGCAAAAATATTTATTCGCGTGTAATGCTAATGCGTCTGCTGCTGCTATAAGTTCCGGGTCGAATTATAATGCGTCTGCTGGAAATAAAACGCGCATAATTACAGCCTTGGGCTTTGCAAGTTCTCCTTGTGGGGCATCGGCAGTTCGTCGTAAATATTTATGGGCATGTAACACTGATAATGCTGCAACTGCTCAAGGTTATGGAGCATCTTGCCGAAAAGATGCGACTGGCACTTCTAATCTCGGCATTTTTGCAAAAGGGAGCGGATACGCCACGACGGAAAAATACACATATTCCTGTGATGCTGTGGCTTCAACCACGTCATTAACTGGCGGTCTATCAAGAGGTGGATCTGCTGGAAATTCGACTAAGGCTATATTTGCATTAGGATATGTTAATTCTCCTTATACCCAGCGCAATAAATATACTTATGCGTGTGCTGGCGTAGCCTCGGCTGCGAGTGCAAGCGCGGGTGTGTATGAAGGGACGGCGATGGGCAATGCCACTAAAGGCATTTTCGCCCTCGGGTATGCGACTTTTTGCACTTCAAAAATACGCAATAAATATTTATATGCTTGCTGCACAAGTGCCTCTGGAGCGAGTTCTTCAGCAAATATGTGTAGTCCTGTAGGCACAGGCAATAGCACTTTTGGGGTAATGGGATACAATAGTTCATCTTCCCGTGAAAAATACACGTATGCTACAGATAGTAACTCTACGGGCGTAGCAGCATTTACTTCCTCTCTCGGTGCAGGACAATCGGCAGCGTCGAATGGAATTACAGGCGTCAATGGGTGACGTGATTGTTAACTGATAGGTGGTAAGATGGTCGAAAGATATGCAGAAGTTCAGGGCACGACCCTGATTAAATACCCGTATTTGTTCTCCGACCTTCAGGCGGATAACCCGGACACGAATTACGGCGATAACTATGATGTCGCGTATTGGTTTCCGATGACGACGACTGCGATTGATAACGGCTACACGCTTGAACTGGTGATTGATCTGCCAGCGCCGACATATGACGCTAACACCGAGATCTGCACGCAGAATACCGAACCGACGCTGGTTGAAGGTGTGTGGGTTTTGGGCTGGACTGTTTCGGAAATGACGCCGGAGCAGAAAGCCGCGCATGACGCACAAGTGCAGGCGCAGAATAAAACTCAGGCGTCTAATTTGCTGACGGCGACAGATTGGACGGCTATTCCATCTGTTGCCGATCCGACGCAGTCAAATCCGTATCTGGCGAATCAGGCAGCTTTTCTGACATACCGCAACCAACTGCGCCAAATTGCGGTGAATCCGCCGACTACGCCGGTTACAAACTGGCCGACGATCCCTGTTGAAGTCTGGGAAAACGTATAATTGACAAAGGAAGGAGCCCCAATGTCAAACCCAATGTCAAACTCAAATTTAAAAATCTGCGTCTACGCAATTAGCAAAAACGAAGAAAAGTTTGTTGAACGGTTTTGCGAAAGTGCGAAAGACGCAGATCTTGTGCTGATCGCGGACACTGGGTCCACGGATGGCACTGTGGATGTGGCAAAAGCCTGTGGAGTGGAAGTGCATGACATCTGCATCACGCCTTGGCGATTTGACCATGCGCGAAACGCAGCCCTCGCTTTGATCCCGCGAGATTTCGATGTGTGTGTGTCGCTCGACATGGACGAAGTGCTGGAACCCGGATGGCGCGAGGAAATCGAACGGATCTGGACGCCGCAGGCGACACGTATGCGGTATATGTTCGATTGGAGCAATGGGCTGAAGTTTAATGCTGAAAAAATCCATGCGAGACATGGATATTTTTGGCATCATCCCTGCCATGAATATATTAAACTCGACGTGAGGGTTGAGGAAGTTTTTGTTGGGACGGAAAAGCTGCTTGTCTCGCATTATCCTGACCCGGATAAAAGCAGAGGCCAATATCTGGATCTGCTCGAACTTTCTGTAAAAGAAGATCCACATTGCCCGAGAAATGCGTTTTATTACGCGAGGGAACTTTTCTTTTACGGGCAGACCGATAAAGCGATTGATAGGCTGAAGGCTTATCTGGAAATGCCTTCGGCGGTCTGGCATCATGAGCGTAGCTACGCGATGCGAGTGCTTTCGCAGTGTTTTGAACAAAAAGGTGATTGGTTTCAGGCGGAAGCATGGGGCCTCAAGTCGGCGGCAGAGGCTCCGTATGCCCGTGACCCGTGGTGCCGGTTGGCGCAAGTGTATTACGGGCAAAAACGCTGGGAAGAATGCTTGTCGATGGCACAACGGGCACTTTCCATCACCCATCGGGAATTGGTCTATACATGCGATCCGGTATGCTGGGCAGAACAGCCGCACGATCAGGCTGCAATTGCACTTTGGAATTTGGGACGGTATAAAGAGGGTATGGTTGAGGCCCAAAAGGCTCTTGATGCTTCTCCTGCGGACTCCCGCCTCATGCAAAACGTCGTCCATTTTAAAGAAAAGCTAGACACACGCAAAGCAGAATTTTGTCCAGAGGACGAAGAAAACGCTTTGCTTCAATACAACGGGTGCTAATCTTTTTGGCTAGGTGACAAGAGCCAGTCACATAATCGTGTAGGATTTGAAATGGAAAATACCCCGAGCCCGTTCGCCACAGGTTATCGTCTGACAGACGGGACCCAGCTGAATAACGTCACGGCAAATCCTGCATGGTCTGTGTCCGATCCCGTGACAGCGACGGCTGGCGGGCTCATGGCGACTTCCAAAAAGATCACTTTCACGTTGACAAATGTGACGGGGGCGGCTGTTCCGGGCGCAGGACTTACGCTTCCGCAGGCGCTTCCGGGGCGCATTTTTTATGTCGTAAATAATTCTCCGAACGACATTCGTATTTACGCGGAAGGGGACTCGTCGATTAACAGTCTGCCGGGAACGGTGGGCATCTTGTTAGAAGTCGGATCGACGGGAGCATTCGCGGCGACGGCTGTGCAGCAGTGGAATTTGTTGCATATTTCCGCAACGGGCGGCGGTAGTGGCGCGACAGGACCAACAGGACCAACTGGAGCCACAGGCCCTACAGGAGCGTCAGGTCCGGCGGGCGCTAACGGTGTGACTGGTCCAACGGGCGCTACGGGTCCCACTGGCCTTGGCACGACTGGGGCAACCGGAGCAACTGGTGCGACAGGCCCTACAGGAGCCACTGGTCCGGCTGGCGGACCTACCGGACCTACGGGGGCCACAGGCGCTACAGGTGCTACTGGCCCAACTGGGGCAACTGCGGCGACAGGTCCTACCGGACCAACCGGGGCAACGGGAGCGACAGGAGCTACGGGTGCAACCGGAGCAACCGGTGCTACCGGCGCTACAGGACCATCCGGCTCATCGTCTGCTGGCATTCTTGTTGCGTCGATTGCATCGTTGCGAGCAACACCTGTTTCCACCACATCGAATGCGACGGTTGGTGGATATTATTCTGCTGGTGACGGCGGTGGTGGCGTTTTTTACGGTGTGACGGGCGGCTCTTATACCGATAACGGCGGCACAATCATCACGACAGGTTACGGAGCGTTCTCGACTTCCGCTTGGATTAGACTAGACGCAGATCCTTATAATGTTTTGCAATGGGGCGCATATAATAACGGCACAAACGCAGCAACGACGAATACGGCCATCCAGAATGCAATCAACTTCGTTGGAGCAGCTGGCGGAGGAACTGTTTATATTCCGGCAGGCACATATGCTATCAATTCTACATTAACAATAGCATACAATAACATCTCTATTCTTGGTGATAATGACAGCACGCCAATAATAACTATTTCAAGTTCGACAGCAAATATTATTGACGTTTATAATTCAGGTGGAGCGACCGTAAATACAGGCGTCATAGCTAGATTAAAGCTCACCAGATCTGTCGCTCCGCTCGGAAGCGCATCTGGCGGAACGTCAAAGGGTATAAATCTTTCTAAAACTGCGTGGATAAAAATAGAAGAAGTTCAAGTCGCAGAGTGCGTCTATGGATTTTACTTCACAAATCAAAGTAACAACGATTATGTGACTAATTGTCGTTATGTTTGTGAAACATTTCACGGATCTGCTTCTGATAGTATGTATGGTTTTTATTTTGATAGCTCCGCTGCCTATCAAAACGCATCTCTATATGTGTCAGATTCCGCTGTTTTATATTTAAATAACTACCTTGGAAACAGTTATGGGTTTATGAACAAAGGCCAGCAGGTTAAGGACGTTTTTCTTATTTCCTGTGAGGCAGGCGGCGACAGTCTTGATTACGGTATCTGGGTTGAGAACACGGATTTAGTTAATTATGCAAACGGTATGGATGTTCCCATACTCAATCCTATCATAGACTCTTACACCAAAGAGGGCATAGTTATCCTCAATCTTGGAGTTAGCGGCCAAGTTTCTATTACCGGAGGGTATTGTTCTCCGGGTTTTGCTGGGGCTCTTACCGGAGTTAGAGCTGAAAATTCTACTGGCGTGGCTATATGCAATACTCAGCTTATAGGCGGGGTGGCATGGGCTACATTTACTGGAGCAAAGTTTAATAATTGCACTAGAAGCAACGTCACCGGTTGCACGATTAGGCAGTATAATTACGGCATCTATTTCAACGGTGGCGGCATAAATACTGCGACCGGAAACTCCATATACAATCCCTATGCAGGTCAGACTGGCACGACTGGTATTTTCATTTCTAATAGCTATAGAAATGCTGTTACCGGCAATATGGTTGAAGGTCTGGCGACAAACGGCATATTAATTGATAATGGAGCCAGCGCTAATTATAACTCGGTTATGGCAAACTCCGTTAATCCGGGCACAGCCACAAACCCAATAGTTAATAATGGCGGTTCGACAAATACGCTCGGAAACTTAAACGCCGCTTGGAATTTGACTACGCCTTCTGGAAATCTGTTCACCATTCCGAACACGGCAGCGGCAGGTGTTACAGCGACAGGTCCTTACACCAACACATCTGACGTGTCGCTCAAAGAAAATGTCGTGCCGATCACAGGTGCACTTGATGTTGTGCTGCAAATGAATGGTGTGTATTTCGATTGGATTGTTAATCCAGATCTCGGAAGGCAGGTTGGTTTGATCGCGCAGGAAGTGCAGCCTGTGCTTCCGGAAGTGGTTTCTGCCGTTGGGGAAGAAGGAAAACTCGGAATCGCGTATAGTTCCGTGGTTCCAGTTTTAATCAATGCGATAAAAGAACTTAAAACGCAGCTTGACGCTGTCGCCCCTCCAGCTAGTTGATAGGAACTAAAAATGCCGCTTCACCATAACGGCCACCCAGATGACTTGCTATCGACAATGTTCGCTTCGACGAGTGAAAAAGTCGGCGGGGCGGTGTCAGCAGCGGCAATAACATCACCGTTATGGCTCCAGTCTTTAAAACCTTATTCCGATGTCGCGGCGGTTTTCGTGCCAATTCTCGGCTGCATATACCTGTCACTGCAGATCGGGTTTAAATTGTGGGACAGGACGAGGAATGACGAATGAAAAAATGTGTTGGAACCCACGCTGACGGGCGCACAAGTCACATCATGTCTGTGCATCACGACATGGGCAAATTGATGAGCGCGAAGGCGAATAAGGGCGGAATTGCTCCGAATACGCAGCAGAAGGCTCTGAAAACTTTGAAATCCAGCAAGCAGCCCGGAGGCAAGTGATGGCTAAGGCTTCGCACAAAATGTCCATGAAAGAGTGGGAGAAATCCCCGATGGACAAAAAAGAGGACAAAAAACTTCGCGCTAAAGGCATCAAAGAAGGCTCGAAGAAAGACGTAGCGATGGACAAAAAAGCCCTTGCTGCTTACAATAAAAAAGCCGCGAAAAAGTAATAAGCCCACTACGGATTTGATATAAAATGGACTTAACCGCACAAAACGCAAAAGTCATCGAGTGGCCGGAAAAGCTACAATGCTTATTCTGGACGCACGTTAATGGCTTGCCTGTGCGGTATCGAGTCCTACACGGCGGGCGCGGTGGTGCGAAGTCTTGGGGTATTGCGCGAGCACTTGTGTTGCTTGCTGCAAAAAAGCCGCTTCGTATCCTCTGCGCCCGTGAATTACAAAATTCTATCCGCGACTCGGTGCATCGTGTGCTGAGTGATCAGATTGATCTTTTGGGGTTGCAAGGTTTTTATCAGATCGAGCAGGCAAGGATTTATTGCCCGACGACAGGCTCGGAGTTTTCCTTCGAAGGCATTCGCAACAATGTCACGAAGATTAAGTCATATGAAGGTGTGGACATTTGCTGGGTTGAGGAAGCGAACAAGGTCACGAAAACTTCGTGGGACGTTCTCATTCCTACAATCCGTAAAGAAGGCTCTGAAATCTGGGCGTCGTTTAACCCGGAGCTTGAAAGCGACGATACTTATGTCCGGTTTGTGTTGCAGCCTCCGAAAAACGCGATTGTGCAGAAGATTTCTTGGCGCGATAACCCGTGGTTTCCGCAGGTTTTGAAACAAGAAATGCTCGACCTAAAAGCCCGTGACCGTGACGCTTATTTGCACGTCTGGGAAGGGGAGTGCAGGAAAAGTCTGGAGGGCGCGGTTTATGCGGACGAACTTCGTGACTGCGCTGAAGAAGGTCGGATTACGGCTGTTTCTCACCATTCTAGCTCTCCTGTTAATTTGTATTTCGATTTGGGCCGGTCAGATAGCACGGCGATTATCTTCGAGCAGTATGTCGGAATGCAACGGCGTATCGTGGACTTTTACGAGAATCGGCTTAAAGGATTAGACCATTACATTCATATCCTGCGCACAAGACGAGGCTCGACTGGGGAATTGTATGAATACGGCACTTGCTGGCTTCCGCACGATGCTCGCGCTAAAACGCTGGGTTCAAAAAAGTCAATCGAAGAACAGATGCGGGAAGCGGGTTTCAACGTGCGGATTGTGCCGAGGCTTTCAAAGTTCGACGGAATCATCGCGGCGCGGAGCATTTTTCCGACATGCTGGTTTGACGCCGCGAAATGCGAAAAGGGACTTCTTCATGCCCTTCGTCATTACCACTACGAAGAAGATCCAAACACTGAGACATTCAGCAAAGAGCCTGTCCATGATTGGTCGTCACACGCAGCCGACGCTTTTCGTTACATGGCTATCGCGTCGAACGATGGCGGATATGACGGGCGCACACGGAAAGTGGCGGGGGCGTTGAAACGGCAGAACGGTCTTATCGGGGCAATGAAAAATTTAGGCGAAAGCCTGGGATGGATGGGATAAATGGCACGGCAAGCAGTTGACAGCGACAAATTCCAGAAAGTCCTAAAGCGGGCGCAGGAGCGTTTTAAACAATGCGAAGCGTGGGAAAGTTACGCCCGTCGCATGTATATGGACGATATTCGTTTTGCGAACGCTGATGCTGATAATAAATATCAGTGGCCGACGCGCATGTGGAACGACCGTCAACGTGACGAACGCCCTGCCTTAACGATTAACAAAACTCGCCAGCACAATCTAAACATCATTAACGATGCGAAGATGAATAAGCCGGGGATTAAATATCGTGCGGCTGGAAATGGCGCGACTGCGGAAAGCGCTCGGATTTGGGACGGCATTGCACGGCACATTGAATATCAAAGCAATGCTCCTGCGCATTACGATTATGCGACTCGCTTTCAGGTTGAAGCGGGCCTTGGCTATCTGCGAGTCAACACAGATTATATCGACGAAAATACGGTCGATCACGAAAATTACATTTCGAGCATCGCGGACCCGTTGACGGTTTATATCGACCCGGATGCGAAAGCTCCTGCGAAAGAGGATATGCGATTTGCGTTTATCTTCGAGGACATGCCGAAAGACGTTTTCGACCAGAAATATCCGCAGTATAAGCAATATGCTGGGCAGAATTTGCTCGTTGCAGAAAAGGGATGGTTGGATCAGGACCATGTGCGCGTTGCGGAATATTTTGAAGCAGAAGATGTTGATGATGAGTTGCTGATGTTCAATGGGCCGGATGGTCAGCCCATGACGCTGCTTGCTTCTGATCTACGCAAAGTCGATTCAAAAAGTCCGATTTTTGATGATCCGGAAACGCGCAAGCGCACAGTCACTCGTCGGTTAATTCATTATCATTTCATCGTCGGCAACCATGTTGTCGAGCAAGAAGAAAAGATCTGGATTGGTAAAACTATTCCGATCATCCCGGTGATTGGTGAAGAAACGGTGATCGAAGGTCGTCTGGATCGCAAGGGTCATACCCGTGCGTTGAAAGACCCGCAGCGTATGTATAACTATGGGGCGTCAGCTGCAGTAGAATACGGAGCCTTGCAGTCCAAAACCCCGTGGCGTG